AAGTCTTTGGTGATGACCTATGTACAGAACTAAGTGTCTTTGAAGACACAAGTAAGTCTATAGCCTTACAAATTGTATCAGGTCGTGAGGGTATATCCTTACGAAAAGCTGAGGCACTTGTATACTATAACATAGACTTCTCAGCGACAAGCTATTGGCAGTCAAGAGATAGGATGACCACCAAGGATAGATTAAAGAATGATGTGTACTGGATCTTCAGTAAAACCGGTATAGAGCACGAGATATACAAGGCTGTCATAAAGAAAAAGGACTACACTTTAAACCATTTCAAGAGAGATCTATTAACTTTGTAAACAGAATGAAAGAAACAGGAAGCTTAGAGATTACACGATACCACTACGAAGTTGTAGATAGGGAACCAAAGATTATTATATCGATGGTTAAAGTGTTAGACACTGAAGGGAAGTACATAAAGTTTGCTAAACTAAAAGAGGTTGAGTCATTCTTATCAAAGTACCCCGTAATATTTAAACCACACTAAAACTTTTAATAAACAAAAACATTATGCCATACTTAAATTTAAGAGACGATATCTGGGACTATGAGACAGAGTACAACCTTATAAAGGAAAAAGAGCTAATTAAATTCATTGATTCTTTAGAGAGTCCTGTCAGAAGGATGGAAATACAAGAAGTTGCCGACACTCTACGCATACCCTCAAGAACATTAACTAATATCCTAAAACGAAATGTTCAAAGGAGAAATATAAAAAAGTTAGCGCATGGAATTTATGCAAGCAAAAAGTTTATATTAGACTATTACAATGACAGAGCAACAGATCCAATCTAAACGTATCAAGCACTTAGAATCTGAAGGGTACTACGTAATTAAATTAATTAAAACAAATAAGAATGGGATACCAGACTTGATAGCCATACCTCCCGACTGCGGGGTCCTCTTCTCTGAAATTAAAACATCTAAGGGAAAGCTGTCGAAGCTACAGGAATATAGACTACAAGAATTAGAAGCACATGGAGTTACCACAGAAGTATATAGAGGTTAAAGAGTTCGATGTATCAGATGCTTTCTTTGATAAGCTTCAGGAGATCGGACTGGAAACGGCGGTAGCTATTTCTAAATCTATATCTCACAGTCAGATAGAACTCCCTGATGATGACCGCATCTCCCACACCATAGGGGGTGTTGCTTCTACTGATCATGAAGACGTTCCTTTCTCTATAAAATTTATTAAAATAGAATCCGAGGTTGTATTGCTTACCGATATAAATCTAATCAGTATGGATGAATACTTAGACCTCATTAACTTAAATTTATATATCAAAAATTATGATGAACACACAACGAGTGGCGCTCCTGAAGGAGATAGTTAACCAAGCCTTTGAACTGAACGTAGACCACAGGTCACGCAAATCGGAATATATTATGGCTCGCGCTATCTGTTACAAGATCTTGAAAGAGGAGTGTCAGATGACTTCTGCTTTTATAGGTAGACAGTTTAATAAAAACCACGCAACGATCTTACACAGTATTGAAGAGTTCCCATGGATGCTTAAGGCTGATAAGGAAATGGAAAGAACCTACCGTAAAGTATTAGATAGATGGCTGAGTAAGTCTGCGGATCTGCCTGATGTTAACCCTGTTATGTTGAAAAAAGATTTGCGAAAGTTGGAGGAGAGAAATAATCTGCTTAATTTAGCGTTGCTTGAGGTTAAAGAACAGGTAGATAAGTTAAGTAAAGACAACAAAAGATACTTTACTTTAGTTAAGAAGCTTGAGAAAATTGCACCTGAAGATAGATTAAAAAGAATCGAGAAGAAAATATACGACATCATCAATGGTTTTATCTGATTGCAAATACACTATAGAAGATATAGATAAGGTAGTAGAGTTCTCCACTTGGAGTCTTAAGAAGAAGATAGACACCCTACTTCGTATTGACTGTATTATGTATACCAACTTAGGTATAGACTCTACTAAAAACGAAAGGCTGGAGACTAAACGTCGCTCTCGATCTATATATAAAGCCATTAAAAAGTTAGACGAGGTGACAGGTCGAGCGCTTTTAATCTCTGAAGACAAACCCTAATGCCTGTACACCCCGAAGATAAGGTTACTATACAGCATATAAACTATGTGTCCAATCTCATCCACGACTATGCCGACACCCTGTACGAGGGGTTGATGGACAGGGAGTATGATGAGGTGAAAGAAGAGGCACAAGAACTTATCAAGTTGTTAGCCGACCTTCTCGCATCCTTAGCTGAAGAAACCTAATGGTCTCGTAGCTCAACTGGATAGAGCACCTCCCTTCTAAGGAGGCGGTTTGGGGTTCGAGTCCCTGCGGGATCACAACTAACCACCCATGGCTTACAAAAATAAAGAGGATCAAGCAGCGGCTGCTAAGCGTCATTACGAGGCTAATAAAGAAAAGATAGTAGCCAGAAGTTATAAAAGAAATAAGAAGCAGAGGGTTATAAACAAAGCTTTTGTGGACCAGATAAAGCGGTCATCCCCGTGTGTTGACTGCGGGGAAAGCAATCCTTTAGTGTTGGACTTTGACCATGTTAAAGGAGAGAAGGTGTGCGATATATCAAACATGGTTTATAGATCCTACTGTGTAGAAAGTATACAAAAAGAAATAGATAAGTGTGAGGTGAGATGTTCCAACTGTCACCGAGTAGCAACCCATAACCGACGAATCAAATGCAAAGACCAATAGCTAAAGAATTAAATAAGTTTGCACAGGAAATAGCCAGGCGCTACTCATGTACAGATCGTGAGGGTAATGTGAACAAGGAGGCTTTTTATGTCCAGGACGTTATCCCTATGTCGGACCACACAGCTGTGATAAACTTTGTTAAGAGCAATGGTAAGATAGGCGTAGCCTTCTGCTACTATATCAACAGGGGTGCGTCCAAGGGATGGAAGTACTTCTTCCCCACCGACTCTCATGTCAGTGGGTTCCAAGCATTCTTTATATACAAGACCGAGGCGGAGCGTAAGAACTACGACAAGAACTTTTAATCAGCAAACATCTCTTCCAAGAGCTCTTGACGCATAGCCTCTTGCTCTTTCTTTAGATCCTTTATATCCTTTAACATTTCTTTATAGTCTGGATCGTTATTAAACTCTTCCATCTGTTCGGATAGCTCGGGCATATACTTATCCACCTCACTCTTTCTTAGCTTCTTCGTCTTCTTCTCTTTCTCTTCAGGCCCCTCTATAACATAGTCGGAGTAGTTAAACAATCTTAAGAAGACTTCTTTAGGGTCGCCACCATCTTGAATAATCTTCTTCATATTTAACCTCATCCTATCTAAAGTTTTAAAAGGGAGAGCCGCTACGGTACGTCCTCCTGGAACTACAGAAGCTAAAGGCATAAGGGTAAATATAAATTGCTTCCAAGCTTCATCTGCTTTCTCAGAGTCCTCAAGGTTGGTTTTGTCATACTGTTTAATAGCATCCTTTACTAAATCAAGCACCGGGAATTGTTTCAAATCATCCCACCATGGCTTACCTGTAGCGTAGTCAGCCCCCATTTCTAATATCTGACCCAACACAAAGATAGAATTGAACACGCTTAGGATCGCTGCTCTGGCCATATCTTTCTTATCCTCTTCATCCCAGTCCGTTACAGGGAATCCTGATCCTGCCCATTGAAAGATCATAGGCATAGCAAATTGATACACCAATATAGTTCTGAGGTTTTCACCCGTGGTTCCTTTACCTGAACCATCTTTTATATTACGCCCCAACTCTCTATACCCTCCAAATATTTGTCTTAGGTATGCTTTCGGGGCAGACATAAACATATTAAAAGTCTGAACAAGACCGCCCTCATTTTGTATCGAATCTTTATCTTGCTTATCTGAAGACTGCTGAACCTCCTTGGTTTGTTCCTCAAACATCAGCATCGCTTTCTTCTTTGCGTTCTCCTCACTCATGCCTTGCTTCATGAATTTGTTTTTTAAGAACACATAGTTAGGTATACCACCTAAATATATAGCCTGCTTATCTCCCGCTTTAATCGGTGACATAAGGAGTCGAAGTGTTTTATTACCCTTATCTCCTGGAGTATATGTCTCCATCTGCTTCTCCCCATATGCTTCAATCGTTTTACTAATCTGCTGCCAGTATCTATACTTTATATATACCGACTCTTCAGAGATTTCTTTCCATGCTTTTATAAACTCTTTAGGTCCCATAGTGGTAGCTGTCTTTATCCAGTTTCCGTACCCGATAAAGTTTCCGTAAGTCCCAATAGAAGTTAACTGCTTAAGGTATACCGTAAGCCCCGCTCCCAGTTTCTGTACAATAAATATATTGTTAGCTCTATTTACCAAATCAACAGTCTTATCAGATTGATTGGCTCCGCGTTGAGCTGTAGCCATTAATTGTTTCCTAATGGTATCGTAGACATCCTGTCCGTGTATACTTACAATGGTATCTACAATATCTTTATTAAAGAACACTTTAGATATTTCATTGATATTCTCTGCATATGCAGCGAAGTGCTCCATATCTTTCAGGTATGTATCGATAGCTGTGAAAGCATCGACAGGCATAATAGCTTTACTATTTTTCTGAGTCAGCTTAGTAGAGTTTCCTATTACATTCATCCCCATCTGAGGCATACCCTGTTCCGAGAGGAGAGACAAAGGATCGTACTTCTCCATCTCTACCTTATCTCCTTTTGATATAACTCTAAATGTTCTTCCAGAATAGTTATCCCTCTGAGGTAGGTCTGTATTGTATAACTTCTTGTATACTTCGTTATACTTTTCATATAGCGAAGGAAGCAAAACCTCTACCTGCCAGCGCCCCAGCTCTAAAAGATCAGGGTAAGTCTCTTCAAAATGCTTACTCAACCCATCCATTATAGGCTGGTAGTTGTCCCCCAATGAAGTTTTAAAACCTGCATGCGTATCCTTCTGCTTATACTGAAAGTATAGATACTGCAGCTGCAGAGGGGTGAGGTTAGAGAAAGGAATATTCTTTCTAATTATCTTATTTAATTTATCTTTATTTTTTCTGGTAGGGTCTTTATCAAATTCTGCCTGCGCATCCTTTACCTCTTGCGGATCTTTCAAGAACTTTCCGTCTTGTAGCTCAAGGAAATCTATAGACTTCCTATATTCCTTAATCTTTTTTGCGTAGTCTTTCCCTAAATACTCTTCTGTCTTTTCCGTAAGTATCTGATCCAAAGCCATCATGCTTTCTTTGTACATACGGGTAGACTCATTCACCTTTCGGTATACAAAGTCTTTTATAAAACCTTCGAAGGCTGCACCAGGAGATTTATCTAAAGCTGAAGACAGTTGGCTTAAACCCAGCGTCCCCATCTTTAAGTACTTATCTATATTGTCTCCTATCTTTTTAAAGTATTCTTTAAGGGCGTTCCTTCCGTAGTTAGAAGCCTTCTCATCTGCCCTGTCTTTAAGGTCTTTCCTTATACGCTCCAGCACCTCTGGATCTGTGAAATCTAATACGTCTTTATAGCCTTCTAAAGCTTGGTGGAATAGGGCTGTATTTTTCGCATACCTTTTTGATCTTTCCTTCGCCGCTTCCTTATAGTTGTTGCGACCTTGAGTGATAAGATCTTTCAGGTTGTTATATACCTCCGCTAACTGATCCGCTTTACGGGGGTTACTATCCTCCATGAGCTTAGCATTGTTAATACCCAGCGCTATATTCAACACCAATAGCTGCGTCTCTTCTTCCTCTGTCAGCTGTACCTTTCTATTTAATTCCTCTACCTGTTCGATAAGTTTAGTCTGCTCCTTAATGATATCATCCTTTACTTCTGCAGCCTTATACATCTTATCTTTTATAGACTCCACTATTTTATATGTGGCCTGATCTATCTTAATCAACTTCTCTAAACCACCCACCTTAACTAAAAACTTATTGTCCAATATTTTTTGGATAGCTTTATTTAATATAGATACATTTTTTTCTGCCGCCAACGACTCAATCTTTTCAGCAAGGAACCTTAGATTTCCTTTCAACCACTTAGGCTCAGCGTCCTGTATCGTTCTCAGTAAGTTTCTAACTTCTGTTTTATTAAACGCAGCTTTGGGCAACACCTCACGAATCGTTCTTTGCAACTGTCTCTTGACATCTCTAACCTCTCGCGCCCCTCGGATCTTCTGACGTAAAATCTTCTTCAGCTCTTTAATTTTCTTACTTATATCTTTAACCTTACCTCCGCCTAACGCTTCTTGCATCGCTGCTTGTAGCTGCTGCTGTAGGGTAGAGAGTTCTGTTTTAGACGTCACCCCTTCCGTAGCCTCCTTATATACTTTACGGCCCATCATAAACTCTATAGATTCGTTTATCATATCAGCCATACTTGCCTGCTTTTCTTTCGGGCGCTTCAAGTTTTTCTTAAGTAAAGAATTAAACTTCTTCATAGTAGCTTCATATAGTTTCCTACCCGCTACCATCCCCCCTGGTACATTTCCAAATACCGAAGGCATAGACTCAAACATATCTACATCTACTTTAAGAAGATCGTTTATCTCTTTAACTTTTAATTTCTTTGTTTTCTGAAGGAAGTATTTTATCTCGGAGTCTTCGAACCCTGCAGTTCGTGCAAGTTTAATTATCTCTACTGGATCCTGAAACTTATCTGCTATCTTCTGGAACCTTACCTCCTTCTGCTCACGAGTTGCAGGCTTCTTCTTAGAGGAATCTTCTGTGAGAACGTCGAAGTTATACCCCACACTATACTTTACTTTCCCACCCTTAGTTTGTATCTCGCTATAGTAATTCTTTAATTTATTATTTACCTCTACGTCTCCCGTGATGGGATTCCTTTTTCCTTTGTCTTTACCTGTGGTATATAGCATCCCCTTGCTGTGGGCTACGGACTCTTGTCCATACTTCTTCCCTATCTCTATCGCATCCGCCTCACTTATATCAGGCACAAAGAAAGACTTCTCGTCTCTGTCATACCTACCATCTATTGCTACGGCATCGTACCCCATCTCATCGAGCTGCGCCTTCAACTCTTTATTCCTTATAGCATTCTCCTTTGCGGACATAGTCTTGTTCGCAGGATTCTCCGCCGTCATATGCGCGAAACTTCCCTCACCCTTAAGGGCATCCTTCAACCGTGCTACAAACTCTCTTTTGGTTTGCTTGATCGGAGCCTTCTGCTCACGAGGGGCAGGCTTTGACTCTTCGGTAGTTACATCCTCCTTGCTTTCACTCGTATCAAAATATGCAATTTGGTCTTCTCTGCTAACGTCCTCAGTACTCTCAAGCGTATTTCTTACTCTCTTCTCTGCGGTATAAAATAATCTTTTCGTGACGTTACGAGCTTCTACCTCCCCCATAAGCCTCTCGTACATTGCGAAATTACCTAACTTCTGAAGCGATTCTCTAACAGGCTCAGATATCTCATCGGCAACATCTAAAGCTTCATTCATTCCCCCTTCTCTCTGTGCAATCTTAAGCTTTCTTCTATCCATTTCAGGGAGCTCAAAATAAAAGTCTTCTAAAGCTTGAGCAAAATCTGCGTCTTTGTCAATCAATCCTCTCTCAACAAGATTATCAAAGGTGTCAAGATAGAAGCCCATATTCTTCTCTAAAAACTCTTTAGTCATAATTTTATCTAAAGCCACACCCTCATGCTCACCTATAGCTTCTTCGATAGTAAAAGAAAGAGCTCGTAACATCTCATTCTTTATAACTAATTCCTCTTTACTCCCCTCCTTTTCAGCTTGTTTTACCAGCTCAGGGTTGTAGGCGAATGTAGACTCATTACCCCCTATAGCAAACCCTTCTTGGTATTGGACAAAGTGCTGGAGCTCATGAACTAAGTCTTGAACAACCCTGTATTGATTTTTTACATTTATCTCAATAGAGGGTAACATAAATTCATTACCCGGCATATACCAGGAATTTTCTTTACCCTCAGGCCTGACCTGTATAGACACCAATATATCTTTTGCTTCGGGATATGCGTCGTAGAACTCGGGGGCATCATATATATCCGAAAGTTTCCAAACACCTGTGCCCTCCTCCTTCAGTCTTCCGTCTTGTATCTCATATTTCCACTTCCCGTCTGCCCCCAACTCCCATCCTGTTATCTCTTTAATAGCTGCGGGGTTCATCATATTTTCTGTAGGAGCGGCAAGGACACCCTCCTTCTGCATCATGTAAGCTTCATGCTCAATTTTAGCGTACTGTAAATCCTCTCTTACCTGTGCGGAAAGCTCTGCATTCTGTCCTATAATCTGCTCACGCTTCGAGACCTTAGCTACTTTAGGTCCAGCCCCCGTATGTCCCATAACATTGGATTTCTTAAACTGTTCCTTCGTTTGCTCTGCTTTACGAGATACATTCGGTCCAGATTGATTGTACCTGGTGTACTCCTCCGTCACATCGTAAGATTTGTAAAACTTAGTAGGCTGATATATCCCCTCGATCTTTGCTTTGACAGTCCATGCAAAAGATGGATGGTAGTCTGCATCACCTGGCTTAGGTTTGCTTATCTCAAAGCTCGTGTTGTCAAACTCTATAACCCCCATCAGGTCACCCCCTTCAACACCTTTATTCAAAGGGTCCTCCATCTTACGTGCAAAAGCTTCTTTAGATTTTACACCGATAGCTGCCTGATACTTTTTATTGGCAGACAGTTTATCGTTTAAAGCTTTCCTTAACTCAGGAGAAAAATTATTTGTAGTGTTTAAGAGCTCTACTATCTCTAATGGGTTCTTAGAGAAGGAGTTAAAGTTTCTTATATTCTTACCTAACTTCTTTTTAAAGATAGCGAAAGCTTTCTTTCCTACCTCATTCGTTAAGACTTCGTTGAAAGAGTTTATTATCTCCTTATTAGAAAGTATCTTATTATCTAAAGCAGCGTTTATGAGCTGCTCAAATATAGACTGTTGAAATTGCCACGACCCTTCAATGGTTCCAGCATGGGGCATAAACAAGGTTGCGTTCCCTTGCTCTGAGTTCCTTACAAAAGTTTCTGCCTGAGCTTTATTATTAAACGCGGCTAAGTTAGACACATCCCCGATATTCAAACCCTGCTTCTCCATCATAAAAGGGACATAACTCTTCCCTCCCTGTAGATCCAGAGTAATACCATTACCTATATCCACTACACCTGCTGTAGTAAAGTCATACATGTTGGTAACGAAATCTCTCCCATCAAAATCTCCTAAGTCTTTATTAGAAATAAATTTAGCAAACGATCTCTTGTCTGTCTCTACTTTAGGGGAGTTGCGAGAATCCTTCTGCTCCCTTACTTTAAGTTTACCTACTTCTCCTCCGTCACCCTGCTCGGTTTCTAAAATCTCTACATCCCCCTCTTCTACCTCTACCCCTGCCGTTACCTTAGCGGCTAACGTGTTAAGTAAATCTACCACATCTTGATCCTCTTGAGTAAACTCCGACACCTCGTATCCAAGTCTCTTAGAAAGTTTATCTATCCACCTACGCACCAGACTTTTCTCTGGAGCTTTTAACTGTGTGTAGTTAGAAGATAGCTCCCCCAATACCTGAGCCAACCGCTCCTCATTCTTTATATTCTCATCGTACCCCTCCACAAATTCTTCTATCTTCTTTTTTAAAGGAGAGTTTGCATCCAAAGACTTAGCCATACTTTGCATCAGCCTCTTCGTCACTTGCTGCGCTTGAAGGTCTGTAGATATCTTACTTAATAAGATAGCGTGGAACGCTTCGTGAGCTACTGTAGTTCCTGAAGCGTCTTCTAAGTTTATGTGTATAGTGTTATCTAAAAAAGTTCCTCTCCCTCGAGACCCTGTAGCTGCAGTGAAATCTTCTGCGCTCTCATGCATTATTATCTTTACGCTTGGAGCAATTCTTTTAATGGCTTTAGCCGCCCTACTAACTCTCCTCTTTACTGTATCTAATAAAGGGTTTACTCTTTTCGGAGCGTTCTTTTTATTTATAGAAACCGTTTCGTCTATAGACTCTAACTGCTCACGCGGTATAGGTTGTGGCTCAAGAGGCTTGCTATCTTCCTGCTCCTGCTCCACTAACTCTTCTATTTGTTTTGCGCGTTCCTCTACGGTAAGTTCTACTTTCTCCTCCGTTGTCTCTGGAGAAACTTCGGTTTCGCTTTCACTTTCAACGGCAACTCCCCCGGTGGTGTCTCCCTCTCCCACAGCTGCGCCATCTTGGGTTTGTTTTTGTACATCCACTTCCGTTGTGCTTGACTCTTGAATGGCATCTTTCTTTGGTTTTAAATTTGCATCTACTTCTTCTTCGGTACCTATCTTAGAGAGCTTATCTTTTATTGTGACAAGCATCTCTTGCTTAGCTTTATAACTCCCTAAGTCTGGATCCATACCGTCCATCTCAGACTCTAACTTATTTTTTAAGTACACCAACCCTAAAGCTTTTTTGGTTTGTGTAGGGGTAAGCTCTGTCCCTTTCTCTATAGAGGCGGCTGCTCCAGAAAGAACTTCAAAGTCTAAGAGAGCTTGGTTGGCTTCTTCTTTTGTTAGCTCCTGGTTGGCTACCTTTAAATCTAACTGCGTCTTGTATGCCTCTACTGTAGTTCCGTCCTTACGAATCTCGTTGAACAGTGCAACCATATCGTCAGACACTTCGTCTATATCCCCCCTATTAAAAGCTGTCGTTAAAGCTCGAGGGGTTCCCATTACAAAACCACCTACAGCCTCTGCCGCAGCCCCTCTTATTACCTGGTTATAAAACTCCTCCGACCACATCTCAGGGGTATTGAACATCTCCTTCTCATACATATCGTTCCACACGTTCTTCATCCCTATCTCCGCCACAGTTTGTAGCCCCCCTGTCTCCGCCTCTACGGCAGCGGCTCCCCCTACTATACCTACGCCACGTAAAGCTTTGCTGCTATACACTCCTTTAGCTATATTACTTTCTACCACCTTTTTGAATGTCTCAGTAAACATCTTCGGTGTAGCACCTTTAGGAAGAAGTTTCGTCACCTGCGTCATCAGCTTACCCAGCATAGGGCCCTTCGCTAAACTACGTAAACCATACGTCTCCAGTATAGCTGTGCTTACAGCTAAAGGAACTGTTAGAGCCTTCTTCTCTGTCTCCGTAACGTATTTAAAGTCTGGATCGTTCTCCATCTCCTGCATCAAAGCGTCGGTCTGGAGTAAGCTAAAGCCTATAGTCTGAGATACAGCACCAGGGCTTGTAGCATAGTTTTTAAGTGACTGGATAAATTTTGCCAATGGCTTTTCAGCCCCTTTATATTTAGGGCCCTTCCCTCTACCTATTAAACCTAATGCAATACTTGGCGCAGACTGAGCTAAACCTAACATCCCCTCCACAATAACACTCTCCGATTGAGCGGCCACCCTCTCCTCACTTACGTCATCGAATCTGGCAACGTCTAATAGGCTCCTTACCAGCTGCTTGGTAGGCTCTTTGTTTTCTTTCACCTCCTGATCCATCACCAACCTTTTCAATCTCTCTCCTGGGCTTGTATCAGAAGCGTAATCTGGAATTTCCTCCCATCCCCCGTTACCCAATATCCCTCCTTCGTTATTCCACATCTTTAATCCGTCAGCATTAATCACACGAGACGGATCATAACCCTCAGCTTCTAACTCTTCTCGTATCTCTTTAGGATATCTATTCATGGTGGCAGATATACCTTCTCCCTCAACCCCCTCTGCCTCAAAAGTACTCTCCATCAACCCTTCCAACCACTTATTATACACGGCATCGTCCTCTATATTTTCTGGGATGTCATAGCCTAAATCTGTAGCTATAGTTATATACCTCTCCTTCCTCTCCTCCTCCGTCATCCCAAAGTCTTCGTCCACCGTTTGAGCTACCCCATAGAATAGATCCATAGGTATACCTGCAGCACTCGCTAAAGGACCTGTAATTCCTGAGAGGATATTGTTCCATCCTGCTTTTAAAAATGTTAACCCCGCAGAACTGTCATCCTCCTTCATAGTGAGATAGTTCCCTACTGCGCTATTTATTTTATCTGAATAAATCTGGAACTCTCCTACCTCCTGTTGTAATTCTCCTTTTACTCCCGCTAACTCACTCTTCTTTTGTATCAACGCATCATACTCCGCCTTAAACTCTGGCCCCCTTTCACTTAACGGCACTTGTGTCATAGCAGTTATAGCGGTATCTATCTCCCCCTGTTCCCTTAAATAATCTTGGTATCGTAAACCCAACGTTTCGGACTGGTCTCTAACGCTTTGTATATCTCTATCTACCGCTTGACGGCTAAAGTATTTCTTACGGTTTAAATCGTAGGAGTATGTAAGCTCTTCCATCTCTGGGTCTACCCTCCTGTTCTGCTGTAAAAAATTCTGCAACTCTATAGACCCTTGCTCCTCTCCTCCTCGAGTGAAGGGGTCTAAATCTATTTCTATCTCCTCCCCATTATCAGCCTTTACAATCATAGCGTCCCCTATCCCCGTCTGAGAAAAGGTAAATCCATAATCAGTGAAATGATACTTCATTCTATTTACCACCTCTTCCTCTTCTCTCCCAATTAAATCTGGAGTAATAAAAGCCAGCGACCTCTCGAAAGTTGTAGCGTCAGCATCGTATGTGACGTTAGTTCTATCTGCAGGGTCTACAAAAGCGCGCAACATCGGGTTCGTCGCGGAAGTTACAATACCCTGCGCCATTGATTCAGGGGTTCCGCTTTCTTCCCTCGGGTCGTAAGCGGCAAATTCTGTTACCGTTTCCGGAGCTTCTTCTACCTCGGCATCAAAAACAGATTGGTCACCCTCTTGAGGAGCGGAAGACTCCGATGAGATAGGCTGTTCCTCCACGACTGGTGTAGTGGATTCCATAACGTCCTCTTGAACAGTAGGTTCTGACGCGCCTTTTTTTTTTAAGCCTAACTCAGGAAACTTAGCATTAACAACGTCATAGTCGTAGTCATAATGCTTCGCTGTTTCTACGTAGTCCTTTAACACTTGAAGATCTACGTCTGCAAGCTCAGGAAATTTAGGCATAACTTCCTCCCAGTTATAATTAGAAGCTTCAGCTGTCGCTATTAAATCTTTTAATACTTGCTCGTCCATAGTTAAGTTCTTACTTTTCCTCCGCTTTTATTACTTGTGCTTGACTTTGATCTTTTATCACGAATCTTTTTCTTCGCGGCATTAATCGCTTTTTGAACCTCTGATTGAAGCTTAGCTGAATCATCAACAGTATCAAACTCTATTTCGGTTGGCACCCCGTCAATAGTTACGGTTATAAAATTCCTATTCCCTACCCCCGTTGTGATGTCTTCCGAAGACACCTCGAAGTTAGCAGTAATATCTTTCAACTCACTACTTAAAATAGAATTTATAACAGTCGTGTACTCAGCTAACTGCTCCTCATCAGATCCCTCTTGTTGAGATATTGCTAAGAGCCTGTCTCCTACATTCATAGGGGACCCCTCCACAAGAATCATTTTATTACCTAAACTTGTATCTTCTATAGTCTTATCTCCCGTACCTTGGTAAGAAGTTTTCTCTCCCCTTCCTCCTCTATCTACCAATCCGTCTGGATTCTCTTGTAGGTACTCATCCATAAGTCCTTGGGTAGACCCTGTTACTGGAGCCACTTTAGTAAGCAAGTTCTGTACCAACAGCTCATCGGCTACCGGGATAGGCTCGTTATCATCATTTAAAATTTGATCGCCATTTTCATCCAACTCAAACTTCGCTATCTTTTCAACCTCTCCGTTAGCGTAGTTGACGAGTATGTAGTTATCATCACTTGATCTATCGATAGGATTGTCTTCATCCATAGGGTTGTCAGGGTTAGCTTTATCCCATGCTGTTTTCAAACTTGAAGCCGCCGAGTTAAACTCTGTATTATCTCCTGTAATTACCTCCATGGTTTGGTCTATATACCCAAACGAAGAGCTTTGCTCTTTACGTGCTCCAGCTTTAGCTGGAGAGTCAGGGTCGAATCCTTTAACCGTCTTTATTTTTTGGTCTATCTGAGACTCTAAAGATAACCTTGCCGCCTCTTCAACTCGCGCTATCTGCTCGGGGCTATAGTCAGGTATTAAATCTCCCGACCCACTTGGGTCAGCAATTAATCTTACTCTATTAGGATCTTCAGCTAACTCTTTGTCTGTCCAATCTTGCTTATACGTTTCAGCCGTAAACCCAAGTTTATCTTGAGCTATACTGGCGATCTTAGCCCTCGTAGAGGTAAGAGTTTTTACCAGACCCGTCATCATTTCTTCACTCTCATCCAACTGCCTCCAATCTTCTACACTACGTACAGCTTGGTTATTCAATAAAGTAGAGTTGATAACTTCAGCTAAAGCTCCCACTTCTGTCTGAGCCATTTCAGTTGTACTGGTGTAGTCGCTTCTATTTGTAGCTCTTACACCTATAGTCCCTAAACTGGCTTGGTTAGCTGGGTTGTTAGGATCGTAAGGCTCTCCTGTCGCAGGATCATTGCCTGTCCTTACATACGCAAGCTCTCCCGTAGCAGCATTGCCAGAAAGCTTCCAATTTTTCAAAACCCCAAGCCCTGCTACACTTCCGTTAACCGCTTGCTCATATGTATTAGACTCGCCCTCCTCCGCTCTCCTGTTATTCTCATTAAAATCTTTTTCAAAACTACTCAAGTTCTTTTTAAGAAAAGTAAAGCTATCGCTTACTCTTTGCTGATACCTTTGGTTTTCACTTGGAGTAACAAGCCCTCTGCGTACAAGATCCATCTGCACAGACAGGGCGTTCTTAGCCCACTCACTGCCCTCTAATACAGACTCGTTAAGAGTTTTATTATTGTACTGATCGAACTCTCCAGCGCGGTTCATCTCCTCAGTATTCGCCTTCTCTATCTCCGCCTTCTGAGTTTCCCTTTCGTCACGTACAGTGTTGATAGTGTCCGTTAAGTTCTTACTTATCGTTCCCCAATCGACCTGCGTTTTCGCCAGGTCTCTCTCTTCTCTATATACGTACTTGTCGGTATCTAATACCTTACTCGATATACTAAAATCTTTTGCCATTATTGATTGAATATACTATAATCAAAGTACCCTGTCTGCGAGGTGTCATAAGGAGCTAAGAAGTCCGTTCTTCTACCTTGTCTGAAATTTTTTCCTGAAATATCCTGCGAAGAAACTAACTCAAGCAACTCTAATCTTTGAGTTTCCGTCATATTTTTTGGGTCATATCCCATTTGAGAAACAAAGTTATCGTCTCCTATCAGAGCCATTGCCCTCTTGTCGTTCATGCTCCTACCATAGAGTGGGGCTAAGTCTCCTACTCCCTGAGCCACCTGCCCTATACCTTGGAAGCCAGCCTCTATACCCCTGCGTCTTGCTTCTGCTGCCTCACGAGCTTTCTGGTCCTGCATCTTAGCTTCACCCACATCCATAGAAATAAGCTGCTGCTTCTGCTGCTCTCTTGCGTCAGCCTTCATCTTGTTCATATTGAACATTTCGTCACCCATAGTTTGACGAGTCTGTGATGATTCAGCTGTCTGTTGTGCTCCCACTCTACCTACACCAGCAGCTAATGCCCTTGAGTCACCCTCTTGTAAAGCCTCTATAGCCTGCCTGTCTGCCGCTAAGTTCGCTTCGAACTCCGCTTCGAAAGCTTCTAAAGGTAGACTTAACTCTCCGTATTCATTCTGTTCCGCTCTCTTCCGAGCGTTCATCATCATACGCTTCGCCTCGTTGTCAGCATTTTGCTGAGCTGTGCGGGCCTTAGATGCAGAGGTAAAGCCTTGAATAGAGGTGGCTATACCAGAACCTATTCCTATTACTGCCGATGTTGTTACTGCCATATCAAATATGTTTAATCATTTCCGTAGAGTAAGAGGAAGCTTCAGTAAATCCCATCTTTACGTATGTGTTTATTAGTGGTTTATTCTTTATTAACGCGTATATAAATTTATTACCTAAATCTTTAGCCAGCCTCTCCACTGTTTGGACCAGAAGTTCGAGAGCTCTCTTCCTCCCTTCCCTATTTTTGTAGTGGATGTTAGATATTATCCAGTCACACCATACAGCTTTAGAGTTAGTTCTATACATAAAGCCAGCACAAACAGGAATTCCGTCATCATAGACGATGAAACCTCCCACCCCGTCATCAGGTAAAAAGTCTTTAGAAGGTGGGGTCCACCTCCAATCTTTCCACCATTGGCATAAGATGTTTTCATAATCCCCTTCTTGTAATGGCTCTATACTTAATTGCATTTATGCAAAGATAGCACAAATTATGGATAACTCTTCATGACACTGCTTCCTACTGCAAATAATTCTACAGCTGCCGTGTTTGTATTTTCTAATTTGAACTGCATAAAGTATCCTCGAGCTCCATGGGACTCTGCTACTACGTCTTTAAAGTAAAAAATAAAGTCTCCCTGAGCAGGAGAAACTCCTGTCGTTCCCGTACCTGGCTCAGGCACAGCAGGGTCTATAGCTAATGTATTTGCATTGAAAGTACCGCTTATAGCATTAATCTCAGTTACCTGACCTACATATACAGGGGCTCCAGTAGCTACAGGCGGTGTGCCTGTCAAAGGGGTAGAGTATATATAGTCTCCTACACTAACAATAGATCCTACGTTAACTGTAAATGTAATAATCGTTACAGTAGGTGCTCCAAATACTTGGCCTGCACTACCTATACCATTCACACTTCTATCGCGATAGTCTCTTGTTCCTTCTGTTTCTCTTAGGAAGGTAAACCACTCTCCTTCTTTTTGCTCAAAATATGTCGCCAACATAGATCCAGACCCTAAGTCCGTAATCAAACTTGTGCAAGCCCACCTATCATCGCTTTCGTATGACATAGTCTTAAAGAGCTTAATAGTCTTAGGCTCAATGTTTAACACTCCCGTAATGGTAGAGTCATATTGAACTCCGTAGTACTCGTTCCTGGTTTCGTTTACATTATGTCGATATAGATTCCCTCCACTGACGCTCCCGTCATCATTGGTAGTAGGGCCAAAGCTATAGAAATATCCATTCATCCCGATCATATAATCAGGTAGGTAAGAGTAGAAAGACGGCCATCCTTTGGAGTCTTCCGAGTACGATAGTGTAGCTGCTTTATCTGCCATAGTGTTTTATATTAACAATTTGTTGTACATGGCCCAGTGGTAATATTGGTGATAGTTCCATTAGCGTCAACGGTAACACATTTTGTTACACCGTCTCCATCTTCAACAGGGTATACCCCCGCAGATACGGGTGTTTCTCCCGTGTAATTTTCAAACGCCCAGTCATTTAATCCCAACATACTGTTTGTTCCATTTCCTGATACCGAACATGTGTACATAACTTTACTTAAAGAAGTGCAACTCCCTCCTGAAACAGGATTGTATGGGAATGGGTTAAGAGATTTAGGGCAATAAGCGGTAAGGCTCCATACTGTAGTGGGGCCTGGAGCTTCAACTTCTATTTGAACAAATTCTACTAAAGGATTTGTTTTAGGCACAACCATATATGCCAATGACGAAGGAGCGCTGTATCCTCCTGCGGTAAGATCCACCCCCCCTACCGCGGGGTAAGTGGCTTGTGGTAGATAAGGGCCTAAAGTTTCAGAGCCCGAAGGAGGAGAAATTACAAAAGACGAAATTGAGGAGTTATAGTAATATAAGTTACCAGTATATGTAGCCCCATTACTTCCTAATAAATTTGTAAGCCCTATCGTTCCGCCAGTAGTTTCATCTCCTATTACACCCTGCCTATATCCATAAGGGCGAGAAGAATATTCTGAAGCAGATAAACCATCATAGGTCCACGTACATTTATCGGGTTGAGATACAGGGTTAAAAGCAATAACTACTGCTCCCACTCCTGTTCCTACATTAAAGTTTACTACGTATTTACCTGTAGTTCCAGCTCCATAAACAGTTCCATCGCAATCAATAAAACCTGTGCCGCACTCAGGACAGGCTTGACAGGGTCCTAAGACACCGCTAAGCTTCTGGCGATACACGCCGCCTACCTGATACCACCCGTCCGCAGATGGCGTGATTAACGCGAGGTCCGTCCATATATCTGTTGCGTCACAAAATACTGTACTGTCGTAATAAAAAGTTGAAGGAATTGGCATAATTTAATTTTTTAACATGTTCCTGAATTTGTAACTACACCTCCTGGCCCTACCTGAATCCAATTCTTAGGGCTGGCCGCGGAAGGTTGAGATGGGTCTACTATATAGAACCCTGGAGTTCCAAGACCCACTGACGGTTGACAAGAAACGTTACCTGCTGCATACACAATATCTCCTATAACAGGTATCGGTCCCGCTCCTGTAAATGTTATTTGGTTACTTCCAAAACTATTCGTGTCTACCGCACACGCTTGTATTTGCGTCTGTTGTCCAGGGCTGAACCAACATCTATTGCAAGCTGTCGTACAATTACAACACGCGTCATCAGCGCTTGCAGCGCTATAACACAACTGGTCTTCTGTAGCGTTTCTGAAATCCCAAACAAGGTATAGATAATCGTTAGCTCCAGACATAGCAAAAGCTGTCTCTGTAGCTTGGAAGATAGCAGTTGAAGGGTTTGTTATAGGAACTATCTCACTTGCCGCAGCCAGTAAAGCCGTCATATCTGCTACGGTATTGGCATACAAAGTGTTGCTTGACAGTATTCTAAACTTATGCAGAGTAGGGTTAAAGTCAAAGGTGTCAGGTGAAATTTTGTTTGTTCTAAGGGTAATATTAGACCCATCGTATGGGAATATCCCTTGTGACATAGGCCCCGTTTGCTGTTGATATAAAGAAGTAGCAATGCCTCCTTGCATAATTACAGGCACCTGTGAGACAGGGCTTGTTGTAACCCCGTCAGTCCACTCATACTCAATATGAATGCCCTGGTTTATATAATTGTTACCGTTTACTACAACTTGAATTAACGTCACCTCATCTTGAGGAGGGCACCCAGGAGTTAAGCTATAAGTAGCAGGCACATTTCCTGGTAAACCAGCGCTATAAGGCACTATACTAAACGTTGCTGTTGTGGGGTTAGAAGACGTTTTATTAAAAGACAAAGTTCCATTAGTGCTTACCACCCCTGTGCTGGTAGTCACACCGTTCCAAGTGACGTTTATAATAATAGACCCCTGAGTTATACTGTATGGGATATCTATTTGACCAATTAAAGAGCCAAAGTTAACGGTATAGTTTAACGTTTGGTCGGTAGCGTTTTGACTTGCCTCTTGCCCGCACGGAAACTCTACCAATGGCATAGGTATCTGAAGGCTATTCATCCCCAGTACATACTCATTCATATAAGGGTCGTACCCTCCCAACTTTTGAGTAGTAATTTGAGCGGTAAATTGATCCCTAAAATAAGACCGCATCCCCATTTGAGAAATTACCTGTAACTGATCAGACCCTCTACTGGCTCCCGTTAAAGACAGAACTGCACTTCTCTTAGCGTCAGTGAAATACATACTGTGTCCCCACTGAACAAAACTTTCTGGGTTGAAACTTATTCCATACTCCTCTATGCGAGCTATCTGCGTTCCTAAAACTTCAGGCACAGAAGCTATAGCCCCTCCTCCTGTAGAATCTGTAATAACATTCTTGCTTGATAGGACATATGAAATTCTATCTTCTTGCAGTACCAGTATATCTGTCTCACGAGAATGTAAAACCTGTATAGGACCAAAATTGGTTTCTAAGTCTTTATAGTTTACCAGCCCTAAATTAAACTCGTTTAAATTATTAAAGCTTGACCCATTGCTGAAGACCCCGCTGTATGTCATCCCCGCGAACCTATCCGCCTCGCTAAAGGTTTGGTTAGACTCCGCCATAACCCTATCTCCCAACCTAAAAAATCTCCCCTCTATACGGTCTTCTATTCTAAAACTCTCTACCCCATTACCAAACGTGTAGCAGTTTATAAAATCTAAGGTTGTTTCTAAAGGCAGGTTAAAAGTTTGGTTTTGTCCACCAGGTTCTAATGTATAAAACTGTGTCTGTGGATTCCAAATTTGTGCAGCTTCGTGATAAAAATTATCGTCCCCTGGTGTAATACTTTTTTTCACTCTCATCATTTGCGAAGCGTCGTAGAATAAATTCGGGTCTACGGCGTCAGGTTCTGTTTCAAAACAGAAGGTTCCAGAAGAATAGTTTATATTTACTTCTAACTGGGTTTGAGAATCTGTTTGCCAATCAAACCCAACCGTAGCTTCCGTACATGTAGGGATCATGGATTTGCTTTTTATAAAGTAGTCGGTTCCCGATTGAGTGACGTAAATTTTAGAAGTAAAACAAGTGCCTCCGACAGTATCTGGACCTGCCCCAAAGGTGTAAAGAACTGGGTCAAATTCAATCTCTTGATCTCCTAAAACAGGAGGTATAATGTTTGTAGAGTTTGGTTGAACCAAGGTCTCAAAACCTAAACCCATAAGGCACGCGTAAATATTATCATAGTTTTGATCTACCAGCATGTCTCCACTATCCCAAATAATTTGTTTTGATTCGCATTCCCCATTATTTGTAAGCCTTTGATTTGTAGAGGCCACCCGCACCGTACTACCCGCAGGGATAGACCCTACAATAGCAGGGGAAGAAGCGGGAGGGATAAGAGCGATCTGAGAGCAATCACCTATTTCAGAGTTATTTGAGGTTACATCAGAGTTTATGTTCGGCGTAGTGTTGTCGCCTATAGCGTTCCATCCACTTGACTTCAACCTCATATATATACCTGCAGGGTTGGTGTCATTAATTTGGCCTGAATACAAACCCTCTTTATCCAATACCTCTGCCGTAGCATGCTGTAGAATAGGACCATTGGCATCGCGCTTTACGGTAAGCACATCCCCTACAGACACTATATTTTGGCTATCCCCCTCGAGTCTAAACCAAAAGCTTTCTAAATCAGGTTTAAAAGGAGTAGGACCTTCATCAGTAGCGGCTCCAGTTTGTTGGAAAACTAAACTACTCCATATAGTTTCATAATTTCCTTGGCTTGGCTTTACCACAAACTTATAGTACTTTGCCCAATAAGGAGCAACATTTTGTAGGTTTACCTTTATTTTGTTTTTTAATACCGATGTGCTGGCAGGGAAAAATACATTGTTGTTTGGACTGGTAAGAACGGTAGAAGATCTGGCATACTCATCCATATATACCACCCCCACCTCGTAGTCTCTATAGCTGTGTAAACTTCCGCGCTCTGCGGTAGTTTGCACTATACCATTAGTATCCGCTAAATTAAAAGCAAAGTACTCATACTGAATAGTTTCAGGGGTAGAGTTAAAATAGTATGTAGCCGCAGGAGCTGTAAGAGTAAAGGAAGACACTCCTACGTTTAAAGTAAAGCTCTGTTGTGTACACACAGGGGCTGTAGGGGGGAAGGGAGACATACCCGCCACAGTACACGCGCTGGTAACAGCCGTGTCGACGAGTAATAAATAATTGCTTGTAGTAGCGTTCTGCCATGCGTATGGCAAAGCTGCATTAAACAAGTCTGTTAAAGTACCCCCATTTCCTGCAGGGTTTTCCGTTGGAGGATAAGCTGGTGGTGTAGGAGTAGTATAAGGGATAAGTTGCTGGAAGCTATTATCCGCCCCCACAGCCGACGCGAACTCTTGCGAGGTAAGCATCTCATTCACCGTACTATATTGTACCGGAGCAATGAAGTTTAATGTTATAGTAAAATCAGGAACCACCACAGAGGCTGGTTGAGCATCGGCTCCGCTTCGCGTACTCTGAACGTTTTGCATCGCCAAGAAGAAACGGAAATACGTTCCTGGTAGAATAGGCGTAGTAATGGAAGAGAGATCAAACCCTGCTGTAGCGGCTGCAACTACTGTCCCTGGAGCTGCTGGGTCTATACTGTAGGTCCCATTAGATCCTGTGGCAGGAGGCAATGGGGTTACGTCTATGCTCTCCGTGCTGGGAGATAGCTGGTACTGCATCTGTATAGAATCCCCACCCTCTCTGTTGACCACATCATACTGGTCGATATAGTTTCCATACATCAATCTATTGCCCTGAATCGTTTGAGCTTTAGCTCTTCGTGGGACATTATCGTACAACCTAAGAAGCTCATCCGATCCTAATAGTGTAAGGATTTTACTGTTGCTAAACTGTTCCTGCTCAAAAGAGTCATTAGGTAAACCCAGCTCAGCTTTATTATAGTTCTTAATAATAAAAATATTGTTACTGGCGGTATCTTTATATAAGAGCTGTATCTCTTTTACCCTTTCAGATCCTGTAGAGAACCAAACGTTAGCAGCATTAAACCTATTTATCATGCCGACGTTTTTAAACGTCTCTTGGCTAAAAGCAAAGTCTTTAGGCTCAAAGGCTGGGTTAGTAAACAAAGAGGTAGCGCTGTACCCTCCGTCTAAATATCTATAGCGGTACGCAAAGCGTAAGAACCGCATCTCCATATAGTCTCCCTGACCTATGTTCACAAGCTCTACGTGTGGAGCTCTAAGAGGTTGGGTGCCCGTAGTAGGATTTACATCCTCAAAACCAGGGGGTTTAACAATAACGCTGATATCTTCCTCTTCAATACCGTCACTCAAACCTGTTGGTACAGGGTAGTTTCTGGTTACGTTAATATATCTCGGAGGGTTAAGGTCATCGGTAAAGAATAAGAGATTCTCAATTTTATTTACCGCGTTGATAAGGTATGTCGGATTAAAGTTAAGGACCTCTGTACTGACAACATGATATAATAATGTATTGGTGTTAGTGTTATATGATAGTATCATATCTACCTCCACTTGCCCTGTTGCAGGGTCACCTGGATCGTAAACAAACCAATATATAGTTTCCGCCATACCATCTTCAAAAGCGCCTATACACCGCGCGTTAGCCGATAGAGGATTTCCGTTGTACTCAATATTAGGGGTAAGGTTGGTGTTACCCTTAGAGTTTTCTACCGCCCCGATCTCTGTCGTTTCAGTAGAACCCAAGCGTACATTTAATGCATCTACATATTCGCCTACAGGAACTAAGCGTTCGTCGACGCTTTTGTTCATTTTACCAGCAATAAAATTAGTTTGTATCAGCATATTACTTTATCCATTTAGCCTGTCCCCTCATATTCATAAGGAGTCTACCAGGGTGCATGTTACTTAATCTAAGTTTAGCGTTACGAAGTAAAGACGATTTGTCTTTCCGCGCTCTATTAATAATGTACTCCTGCGCCGACAGTCTATTGTTTAAAATAGAATACTTAATGGCTGCATAGATATAATCTTCAAATAATTTATTCACACTTACCTTAGAGTCTTTCCCTTTCTCCATCCCGTCAGAGATATATTCTAATACCACTGACTCCGCGGCCATGCCTGAGCTAAAGTTTATTACTCCCGCTCTTTTATTAATATTAAAAGTAGGGTTACTATTAGCCGTCTCAGTATTTAAACCAAACCTTGCTCCTATCTGATAATCGAAATACCAAGCACCCTCATATAGATAACCCATAGCCCCATTGTATGGACTGCCTGCGTTTAAGTATATGCTTTTCTTCTGCCCTGTAATTCTATCTAAGTCTAACTGAGAGTCATTGGGTTTAAGAACGTCCCCATACGCGTCGAATAAAACCCTGTACTCATTGTCTTGAAGGTAAGCTCCACTCCAGTTGGTTTGGATATTTTCCGTGAGAGGCATAAGGACGCCGTTCTTGTACAAAGAAATCCTTACCCAATTGACATAGTCAGGAGGTAAAACAAAACGCAACTGATCGTTTACTTGTAGCTGAAGGATTTTTATTTCCTTCATAGCGTCATAGTTTAATTCTTGTATAGCTCTCTTAGCAAAGAATAGAACTTGATACCTACTGATGTTATTTATAAGCTCATTGTTCCCCTGATACATCAACATAAAGTTGTTGACAATATCGTCTAATGTGACATATTGATACGACCCCCAGTTCTCATCTTGTGGAGAGACTTGGTTGTTTTCGTAGTATTCGTAATCTGTTATATACGCCATAATCTTTAGCTTGTTTCTTGAGTATCTACCTGTTCTTCAGTTTGACCAAACTGTACTACTTCCGCTTCCCTTATTTCTATACCCACATACTGGCATATCTTCGCCACTAAAGAAGGCTCGTCAGAAGACGGTAATTCAAACTCTTGGAAGTCACTCTGAGATTGATCGAATAGAGGTTCTCCACCTACCAATGAAGCGAAAGTCCAATTAGGATTACGAGGGTAGCGGATGTATTGAGCCTTAACATCGCACGGCCCCATCCCATCTCCTATAGTAAAAGGATCATTAAGACCATCCCATATGGTAGGGTATACAGATATTAAATTCCCATCTAAAACATAGCATGGGTACTGTGGTGTAGGGTAAGTGAGGTTGCTGCTGGTAAGATTGAATATCTTCCTTTGGCTTACCCTCTCTACCTCTACAATATTATTAGCGTCATATATAGCATATCCTTCTCCTCCCGCACCTGCAGGGTCTACAAATAAAGAAGCAGAGCACACTATACTCGATCCAGCGGGCGACGCTGTATTAGAAATGTTCTGCACCCACCCCTGCAATCCAGGAGCCCCTGTAGCGGGATATGGAGCAGCGCCTGTAGCGCTCGTGTTTATCACGATATCTCCTGGCTGTACACCTGTAGTAAAGAAATCTCGAGAGCTGTCTATAAGGAGGGTGGAGCCCAGAATAGAATTGGAAGTGGTTCCACTTACTCTACGCTTAGGATATCTATAAAGTTTATTTATAAGATAGTAATCGTCTGGTAATGAATACACTGCAGACCCTGATAAACCAGAGGGTACATTAGGTACGGCTACAGGGTTTAGCTGAGCTAAGAACGCCTGCACAGAGAAGGAGTCTATAACCTCTTCTATATTTTTTATTATATCTGCATAACCTGTACCCGAAGATCGTGCGTTCTCTCTATTTATCCAGTTGTTGTACTGATAAAAGTAATCCTCAAACATATCCATCTGCGCCTGTTTAGCGTAGAGGTTGAAATCTTGGGGTGAGATATATCCGTAGTTATTTTTGTTAGCTATAGCCAACACCGTATTTCGCACCGCATTTATTGAAGCTGGCATAGTGTAAAATTATTTTTACAAAGATAGCACAAAAAAAAAGGGCCCCATTTTTTGGAGCCCCTTTCTAATAGTGTGTGTTAACCTTTAGCTTATAGCAATAGAAGCTATAGCCAGAGGAGGTGTTAATAAAGGCCCCGTGCCGGTATATCCGGTAGAGAGAAGTTTTCTTATCTCCTCCACCAACCAGTTTTGAAGAACGTGACCTGAATCATCCTCTACTGTAGTAAGAGTTACAAAATCATGGGACTGAAAAGTAGAGTACTTTAAATGAGTCACAGTAAGACTCTGCTTATCCACCACCTTAATATTAGTGACGTCAATTAGCACTGGAGCAAGATTCGCTGCTGCATCGCCAATGGGGAGGTATAGAAATTTATACATGATCTTTAATCTATAATTATATTCGTAATGGGTTTAGGAAGAAGGCTCGTTATATTCACTACAGGAGTGCTCCATCTTCCTTTAGCAACGTCTATAACAATCTTTCTTAAAGCGTCAACCATGCTCCCAACCTCTTCATCAGCATTTGCATCAGCAGCGTGATCAAGCTTAATTTGATTTAAGTCTTGATATGCATTGCTATAAACAAATCGAACCTGAGTGGTGCTAAAAGCATCTATGAAAATAAGGTCCTTAAGAGGAGCTATCATATTCCCGTTAGCCGCTGTATCTACTTGTAAAAATTTTACCATGATTCAGGAATTAAGAGTAAGTAAAAGTAGCTATCCACTGTATACCCTGTGTTCCGTCAGACGGAACGTAAGGCATCGTAATAGAAGCGTACTTCCAGCTATCTTGCATAACCATTTCTGCAGACTTCTTAAACTGCGTAGAGAATACATCTTTTGCAGAAGAAGGAGCGTCTCCTAAATCCATCGCCAGCTTTTGACTTGTTGATCCTCTTTTGTAGTGAACAGTAGTTTGACCATTAGAAGCGTTACCTCTAATTAGTGTAGCGTTATCTACTCTTACTTTGTAGTTACCGCCTTCAGCTCTGTCTGTTAAAAGGAAAAAATCATCTCCTACTATACAAGCTCCTGGAGTGTCTAACTTTATTTTAGTGCTACTCACTACTTCGGTAACTCTGTAGTTTAAGTTAGTAGTAGTGTTACACCATACATCATCTACCTGAACGCCTGAAGGACGATTAAGCTGGATAAAGCCACCACCACTAAGGTCACAATCGTATACATTAGCTGCAGCTACAATAGTATAGGCAGTTCCTGAAGCTGACAAACCTGTCACTCCAGTATTACCTCTACCTGAAATAGATAAAACAGAGTCACTGTCTACTGCGGTAACAATAGAAAAGGATCTAACCGGAAAACCGCTAATCCCTGTAGTAACAAATACATAGTCACCCACCACTACATTCGCAGTGAAGTTTGGGGTACCACCCGTATCGGTAAGCTTACCGTCTGCGGCAGCTGTAGTTGTACTACTATTTGTAAATACCACTTTTGCCGGCCCTGTTGCAGTAGAGCCAGCTAAAATAGGAACTTGAACGTCAACGTATTTAGTCATAATTATACAACGGCTATAGCAGAAACTGCTGTCGGTGGAACATAGTCTGCAACTACATTAGTCCACGACGTAGCAAGAGCCGCTGTCATAGCGCTTTGCAAAGAGTCTCTAAATTCATTGCCTGTTACAGCAGCATGAGTAGGCGTTACTTTATTACCACTGTTATAAGTAATAGTTGTAGCAGTTGTTGGATTAGATCCAGCGGCATCACCAATTTGTATAGCTATTACATCTGAAACACTTACTAAGAAGTTTGTTTCGCCTGTAACAGGTACTGAGATAAATTTGTCCATTGTAAAAAAATTAATGGGTTAATAAAAAACAAAGATACAACAAAAAAGGGAGCCCGTTTGAGCCCCCTCTTAAGTTTGATTTACTTCTTCCTTCTATCTGGAATTAAGTATCCTATAAGGTTATCTATCCAACCGAATACTTGGTTGTCTTTTTCTGTAGGAGTAAGGTTTACTACTACTTTTGCCAGGGCCATTACTGCGATTAGCAATTCTGCCCAAAATTCTACGATAAAATCTATCATGGTTTTGTTTATTTATTTAGTAACTTAGAAAGTCCTTGGTATATCTCTATGCCTTCGTCCGTCTTTAAGTAAGACCCCACTACGTGGTAAGGGTCTTCTCCGAAAGGAACGGTAAGCATTTTCTTTTTATTTCCTTTAAGGTTGAAGTATACATCCTTCTTATTGTTTCGTAAAGATAAGAGCTTTTCATCAAAGAATTGTCTTACCTCATCATCGAACTCTAAATCAGGATCGTTTACTACCTCCATAAAGTCGTAAGGATGATGTTTAGCATATAAAAGAATATCCCTCTTAAGTTCTGCAGAGCTATATCTTTCTATATTTCCTCCTATAAGAATCCTACTTACAGAAAGTAATTTCTCAAACGTAAGATCTTTAGCAATAATTTGCGCTTCTATCTCCATCTCTAATGAAGTAACATCTTGTGAAGCATCTTTCTCATTATCGACTTCTTCAAAGACTCTATCTCTACCTGGGTGGTAGTATAAAAACTTTTGAAGAACTTGGTTGGCTTTTTCTACCATCAACATACCGTCTTCAAAAACGATAGGTTCTAAAATAGCATTACCATCTTGTTCATCTACGAAGGGAGACTTTTGATTTCGTGCATAACGAAGGGGGCGGTTAACACCTGTTTCCTCGTCGAAATAAAGCAAGGGAGATCTACTTGTGTTGTGCGAAGACAACATATAGTTTAATGGCGCTTTGTCATTTTTTAATCTGTACGCCTTAGACGTAAAAACTGTTTTCTTTTTCATTTTATTAAAATTTAATTCAAGTTAAAAAAATAGGGGAGGAGGGATTCCCCTCCCCCATTTCCATCATTTTATGTTATGCGTTCTGGAATAAGAAGAAGTTGTTTGCACCTAAAGTACACACACATCTCTCACTCAAGAAGTTAACCTCCATAGCATCTAAAGAAGATGTTCTCGCTCCACCAGCAGAACCAGTGATCCAAGTCTTGTATCTTCTATCTTCAGTTTCTGAAGCTCTGTATCTAACGTGTAGGAATGGACGCTTAGCGTTCTTACCTAAGATTTGGTCATATACAGTAGTAGAACCAGCAGGGACTAATAGTCCGTTGATAGCGCCACCTACTAAACCACCTCTCATAGTAGCATCGTTAAGGTATTTCCAGTCAGACTTGTAGAAGTCATATCCTCTACGGAAGCCAGTGAAACCTAAGTTTAGAGCCATATCCTCGTCGTTATCGAAGAGTCCGTATGAAGTACCACCCGCTCCGTAAGAGTTTTGAGCAGCCAACATATCGTCCATATCGAAAGAGAACTGACGGTTTAGGAAAAGAACATTCTCTTCAATAGAACCTTGCTTATCTAATCTCTGAATAATAGAATCGAAGTCAGCTAACGCAACTGGGTTACCCCCACCGTATACGTTACCTCTCTCTCCTACTACATAGAATACACCTTGAGATCCACCCTGAGAGTCCGTTCCTGCAGCGTTTCCGAAATGGACAGCAGCACCAGAAGTTGAAGCCGCTGGTACAGCTTCTACCATAGCAGTCTCCAAGTAGTCTTCGAAACGAAGTCTTGTATCGTGCTCTGACTTTAAGTACCATAGGTATCCGTTAGCTCCATCTTCAGAAGTAATTTCGATCCATCCGATCTGAGCCATATCAGAACCAGATACTTCGTACTTGTCCTTAATGATAATAGGCTTGTTCTCGAAGATGAAATCGTCAGACTCTAAAGAGTTTTCCATTCCAGCAGTTCCTTTCTTAAACTCAGAACCGTAGATCCAAACAGTTAATGTAGATGGAGTAGCTGGGACTACAGATAGAGCTTCGTAGAAAGATACATTAATAGTACCTAACGCGTAGTCTACGTCAGTAACAACAGCTTTGTTGCTTAGGTTAGATCCAGCAGTATTGTCCGAGATCATAATTGTCTGCCCTTTTCTTACCGCAATACCGCCTTGTCCAGCAGTAGTAGTACCTCCACCTGGTATAGTTGGAGTAAGGTCATCACCTACAGTTAACACTCCAGTCGTCGCGTTTGTTGCGTCAAGAGTGACATTAGTGTATTTAATATGAAGTCTTCCTTGCTCTGCCCACTTAATCATGTCAGAGTTAGAAGGCATTTCCGCTCCCACCATTCTTAAGAATGAAGAGATCGATCTATTACCGTAACGCTCAAATTCCTTTTCGTAAGTATCAGGAAGATACTGATTCATGAAATCGAAGTCCGTAATATAGTTTGAGGCCAGTGCTACTCGTTCCGCTGAAGGAATCAAGTTAAATCCTGGCGTTGCATTTACAGCCATTTTTTCTAATTTTTAATTTTTAAACTTTTTTTATACTTCTAATTTTGAGTCCTTTTCCACTCGAAGTATCGCCAACCTGTCTGATCTTAAGACCATTCTTGTTAAACGATTGAGGGGCTTGGCGCACCATATCGATGTTCTTTGATTTTTTAGATACATCATCTATGGCTTCCGCTTTACCTTGCTCATAAAAAAACTGGGCGAACTTATCAGGATTCATCGCTATAGACATAGCTCTGTGGTATCCCTCTGCGTCTTTCATCATCCCGCTGTCAGCATCTAAATAAGGTTTTACAAAATTATTTACATCCTTCTGCTTATTGAACAACTCTTTACCATCGCCTGGTTTAAAGGTATACTGCTTCTCGTTTACGTTGAAATTAAAACCTTTAAAATCATCGTTGAGCACCTCATTGCTCTTGTCGACAAACCAGTCGTACCTCTTTTTCATTTGCTCCTCTCGAGTAGTTGATTCCTCAACATAACTCTTATAGCGATTAAACTCTTCCGTTTGCTCCTCCGAACTGAAACCCCCACTTGACTCAAGAGGGATCTTGTACTGTTCTTGTTGCTCCTTGAAAAATTTCTTCGCTTTTACAAGTTCTCTTTTATGCGCTAACTTTTTCTTCTTAATATCCTTTTCCTCATCCAGGTCTTCGTCGTATCCAAACTTATCTTCTATGATATCTTGAATATCGATTTCATCCAACCCTTCCTCGGTTTGAGAATAGTAGTTAGCTATTACGGTATCTCCATCCATGTCTTCGTAATTCTTTTGCAGTTTTACGTAGTCATCGAATCCTCTACCGGTTTCTTTTTTATATTTAAAGAACGCTGAAACATCCTCTGGCAATTCCTCGTTTGCTTCTGTCTGTGCAAACAACTCATCGACAGAGTTTATTTCTTTATCGTATCTGCTCTTGATATACTCAAGAACGTCTTCGTCTTTTAATCCAACTCCTTCCTGTGTCTCTGGCTCTGGCTGCGCACCTTCTGCCTCTGCAGTGGTGTCCACCTTTTCCACATCTTCAACACTTTCAGTAGCGGTAAATTGCTCCTCATGTTTTTGAAGTAGTTCCTCTTCAACTTGTGCTTTAGACTTTTGTTCTACTTCCGAAACTTCTTTAACAACAAATTTTTCGTTATCCATTTGATTTAATTTTTACAAAGTTAGTGTATATATTCCTAATAACTTTAGCGTGGGTTAAACTCCGAAAAGTCAAACCCATCTAAGCTATCTTCATTCGATTCAAAGTTGATAGGCGCAGTATTATTCTTGCGCTGCTGTATCAATTTAGACTGCTCCGTATTCGCCTGGCTTATACGCTCAGACTTACCTACCTCACGAGATTCTTCTCGGGCGTCTATCTGTGACTGCTCTACGCCTTTAAGCTGCATCTGATATTGGAACTCTACCGCCATAAGCTGTTGCTTAAGGGCCGCTTCATTCTTCATCTTCTCTATAGACATAGCCGCTTCCGCTTGTTGTAGCTGCATCTTAGCTTGCGTCTCCATCTGCTGCTTTTGCATAGCCGCCTGTGCCGCCATCTGTTGTGACTGCTGGTTAACTTGAGCTTGCATCTGTTGCTTCTGAGCTTCCATCTGCTGCATCTGCTCTTGCTTCTGCTTACGCTTAACTTTAAGTAATTGGTTAGCGAGCTTTAAATTTCTTATCTGCCTAATATCTATAGCGTCTTCTAAGCTTATATCTTTTTGAGAAAGAGCCATCTGTATATTAGCCTCAAGCTGTGCCTTCTGCTCTTCGTCAGGAGACATCTCAATAAAGATCCCAAAGTCATAGATGTATAAGTTCTTAATCTCCTCTAAGATACCAAGGTTGTATTTCCCTATCTGCATAGCAAACTCATCACGGAACTCCGCATACTCTAAAACGTCTGCCGCACGAAGAGATAAAGCCTCCGCTAAAGTCTTTGTAATAAATAGACTTGCTTGAAGGATATGGCGCGTAGCGGTATTGGAATTTAAAGCAGCTAATTTCTGTACCCCTACTAAAGAGTTAGGGTCAGGGGTGCTTCCATCTCTCGCTTCGTTAAGTCCCGTTACCGCGCGGATCATATCTAAATAGTGGTTATAGTTTCCTATAAGCATCTGCATCTTAGAAGCTCCGCTATTAGAGGTTAGTTGAGTAATAGGAACCTTAGCGTTATTAAACTCTCCATCCTGAGTATAGCTTCTACCTATTACACTACCCGTTTGGAAGTAAAGGCGTAAAGCATCTTCAGGGTTATAAGCATTTCCCGTTCCTAAGTCCACCTCATTCAAACCATCCGCGTCTATAAATACTCCGTCAGGAACTACGCGGGCTACTACCTGCTGGATTTTAAGGTGACTCATTTGAATAAGGTCGGCGAAAGGAATCATCCTACGTACCAAAGATTCTAATACACCTTTGTACATACGTGGAGCGCAGGCTACATAGTTAGACATAGCAAACTGATTTGCTGAGTTAGGTCTAACCATATTCTTCATCATATCCCACTTTAGGATAATGTTAGTTCCCATAACCATGACACCCTCATACCATACATCAATACGCTTCTCTACCCTTTCAAACTTCCCCTCTTCCATCATCTCATCGGGAGGGTTAAACTGATCGTCCTTCTCTACCGTTTTAAAACTCCCGTCCTTCATCTCCTTCTTCTTATATACAAAACTGTTTGTCGTCTTATAATTAAAGTATAGGAGGGTGCATGTGTCTCGAGCGAACATACTGTTCTCATACATAGCGGCTACGTTATAGTAGTCGTACCACGATTGGCTGTACTGAGATATCTCTTCTAAATCTTTTTCAGTAAGATCGGGGTTGATCTTTAAAACCTCTGTAATAGGAATTGTCTTAAGCTCTCCCCAATAGAAGCAGTCTTTAAAGTACGGATCTTCGGTATAGCTATACACCACATTGGCTGGGTCTACATACTCTACCCTTACCCCGTCCCCTTCCTGGAAAACATGCTTTGCTATACCGAGCCCTAAAGTAGTTATATCATAGTCTACTCTTTTGCGAGTGTCATTATAATGACTCTCTTCAAGCATAGTGTTTATAGCAACTTCATTAGCTATCTCTACAGAAGGCTTGTAGTTAAGTTGCATATATAGCTCCATCTCTTGGTCGTTCTCAGGAAGCTGTCCCGGATCTACCGTAAAGGGATCTACATCGAAATCTTTTCTTATCTGCATAAATAGCTTCTTAGCGATCATATCGCCTTGAACTAAGTTTTGAAACTCGTTACGCTTCTCTGCAGACAGAGCGTCTTGAGCATAGCACTTCACATCGAACAGCCTATCGGACATACCGTTTACTACGATGTCTACAAACTTAGGTATAATAGGTACAGGGGTCCAGTCTAAATTAAGGTAAGATAAATCTCCATCTATAGCCAACTCGTTTTTATACTTAGCCACAGATTGTTCTCCGCGAGCATAAAGTCTTAGCTTATGAAACTCTTGGAACTGACTATAAAACCTACAGGATAATCCATCCCTCCTGAACCATTCATACTGTATTGCTTGACCTACCTGCAACCCAAATTCTTTTGTTGCTTTCTCAGAGTCAGAAACAAACTGGTTCGGGAAGGTAGCAGACTTAATATCTATCTGGAGTCCCTTCATCTAATTAATTGACTTGTTGTACTACTATTATTATACTTTGCAAAGTTAATGCTTATTTTTGATTTCTTTGTAGCAGGGGTGTATAAATGCTTTTGGTTAGCCATAATAGATAAACCACTACTTATAGAGGCGTCAAACTTAGTTCTGTTGGTTATATCGAACTTCGCCCAATCCTCTAAGGTACGACGAAAATACATAGTTCCCATGTCCTCTTTAGTTCGGTATTCCCCCGCCATATCCATCCCCACATGCTTTTCTATATAGGACTCTATAGCGGCTGCGTGAGATTGCTTTACATCCTCGGAGGTGTTCGGTATGCCGCCAAGTTCTTTCTCTGTACGCGAAAGCTTGGTGTATATTTTATCAGGTCTGTTTAAAGAAAACCCTCTGTACCCTCTGTTTTTTAAATGATATAAGAGACGCGGTTTGTTATTCTCACACAGGATAGGCATACCATAAAAGACTAAAGCCATAAGCACTTCCTCAAAAAATATCTCTGCCGTTTGTGGGCGGGCTATATATTCCAAGAAGAACTCGTTGCTTGGAGCTTCATCCATATTAAACTTCGTAAGGCCATGCAAAGATCCATTCGACCCCTTACCTACTACGACCCCAGATATATCATAAGAGTCACATCCGAAAGACCCTAAGTGTTCGTTGCCTGGATATTTTCTCCCATTACGCACCTCCACCCTGTTCTGCATATGAGGAGGCGGAGTCCATCCCACTAAAAATCTACCGCGCTTATCAGGAGACCATATCACCGTGGAGTCTTTTATACCATCCTTCCAACGGAAAGAACCCTGCGTAAGGTGGTGGTCCATAATTAAGGAGTCGTTATAATCTATCTGCTGATATATTTTAGTTAGATTAAAAATAGACTGCTTACTTTCATCTCTGAATGCGTGAGACTCGCTACGTGGGAACTGTCTGTAGAACTCATTTAATGCATCCGCGTCTTGAGAAAGTGACGACACCTCGTTCTCCCAGTAGTCTATAGCCCCTATATTTATATCCTCTCCATCAATCCCCACTATAGGTTTAGGCGGAGTGCGTAATACAGGCATGCCATACATATCTATAAACCCTTCCATATTCCATTCCATAGGAACGAATAAGCAATACATTCCGCTTTTAGTCTGACCGTTGGAGTTGCGCTTGGAAGGGAAGGAGTCTTCATATAAAGCTTTAAAGTTTCTACCACCTTTATCTAAAGCGTTAGAGGTAGAGCCCATCATACACTTCCCTATAACCTTACTTCCCAAACGAAGACACGTTTTTGTTACACGCCAGTTGTTTAATATATTATCTGGCTTATCCCATTTACCGCTCTCATCATGCAGGAGCAGCTGTAGCTTCTCTCCATCATAACTATTGTCTCCCGTATTCTTCCAGTCTATAGTTGTATCCAATCCCTCCAACTCTTCCTCTTCGACCTCATACATGTTTTTCTTTGTAATCTTCGAAGCAGGAACACGATAAGCAAGTTCTGTCTTAGGTTTATCCATTCCATCCTGTATCGGTTTAAAGAAGAAGGGATAGTTGTTAGATATAGGTACCACCTTATCGGTAAACATTTTTTTAGCATCTGATCCTGTTTTGGAAAGTATTCCTATCCGTGAGTCTTTAGTTATAGTGGCTTGGTTTACGCCTTCGCTGGAGCTCATAAAAGAAAATCCAGAACGACGTATCTTCAAGTAACACATCCCAAAGCTACGCTTATCTGCTTTACATGCTTCCCAAAAAATATAAAAAATTCTATTAGCCTCCCGGAAGTCAGGATGCCCCACATCTATCTTCGTCCATTGGAGGTACATATAATGCGTTCCCGTTATATATGTAGGGGTCCCGTTGTTTAAAAACCAGAACCCTTCCTCACGCCTATCGAACTCCGACTCTATATATTCCACCCACTTAGACTTAAAAGTATTTGGGGTAGAGTGCCATTGAAAGATAGATTTAATACGCTTTAAGTCTTTGCTATATTCAAAAGGCTCCCAGTATTGCTCTTCTTTTTTCTTAGAACGAGAATAAACTTCTTTGGGAGCTTTAGGTAAAGCCACCCTTAGACCATTTATTTCATACACCTCTCCTATCTGGCCCGTCTTAGATATAACCACGAGGTCATATTTTGGGTCATAGCCATAGGCCCATGTGCGGGCACGGTTTTTATTTACCACCACATGTTTAGGTATAGCTTTTTCTACTACCTTATATAAACTATTTTGATCTTGACTCGGCAAATCCTTTCGGGGTATGTGTTTTATTTTCTAAAGGAGCCCCATCTAAAAGAGCTTTCTCTTCTTCTATTCTTTTTAATATCTCAAAAGCATCCATGATGCAAAGCTTCTTGGTAGCCGCTGCGTTCTTTAATCTATCCGCAGCCAACTCATCGTCCTTATCAAACTTGATGATATCTTCTTTAGCTACCTTAATTAATTGTCGCACAGCCTTTTCGCCCGCCTCTATGATCTGTAATTTAATCTCCTTGGTGTCCATCTTCTTCGGTGCTTTTTTTCATTTCCGCTAAAGCCTCTTCATACCCAGGCATTAGCTTTAAAAGGTTTAAGGTACCTACAGCCAACTCCCTGGTTTGCTGCTCCTCTAAGATAAGCTTTTTTAAATTCTCTGTTAGCGCCTCTGTATTTACTTTTAGTGAGGCTATATTTTTCTGTACTCCCATATTAATTAAATTTATAAAACATTACAAAAACCTGCCTCCCTTCTTTCCAAGATACGTTAGGATATTTACTGTGAAAGTATGAAGAAGGATAAGATATAAGTCTGTTTTTTTCATACCCTACTACTGAGCTCAACCTCCACTTATCTAAATCTTCCGAGTCTACTCTAATCATACTATCGTATTCTTCGTCGGAGATATCGTGGGGCAACTCCTTACCATACCTATGGTGCTCCCATAAAGCGGTGCCATGCAGATCTTCTCTCTCTCGGGGAGAGAGGTATAATACTATAGCCCTGTCTGGCTTCTGCCCATTAATATTCAAATCGGAATGTATGCGCCATGAGACATCGAGCTCATCGGTAGCCTCTCTAAAGAAGGATAATATATTTACCAAAGGGCGTCTCTCTATAACAGTCAATCTGTCTATTACGTAGTTAGTAAAATCTGTAGGGGATTCTTTTACGTAAAAATTCTTTCCCCCGACCACCTCCTTTGCAAAAGGCTCGTCGTTTAAATAATTCTTAGCTACATCTAAAATAGGGCGCTCCAAAAAATCATCTATAACATATATCATAG